AGCAGCGCCCCAACCCTCGCGCGCTCCCCGTCCTCCCCGCGTCGAAACGCCTCCAAACACCTCGCCGCCTCCCACAAGTCCTCGCGCGCCCGGCGATAGCGCGCCGCTATTTTTTCGCAGCTTCGGCCGCCTCGCCGCTGGCGATCGCCATCGCCTCGCCCGCGACCCGCACCGCGTATCCCGGCCTCCGCTCGACCATCGCCGCGAACGCGCCCGCATCGGGATGAATGACCGCGTGCGCCGCGAACGCCCGCGACGCGGCGGTGAAGCCTTTGCGATCGCCGGCCATCTTGTCGGTATAGCGCTCGTATTCGGCCATCGATGGACAGCGGAGGACGAAGTCCTGCCCCTCGATGGTGAGCGTCCAGACCTCACCAAACTTCGCGCGCAGCTCATCGAGCTTCGACTCTTCGATCGGCATTCGGTTACCTCATGTCGGTTATCGGCAGTCGGCCGTTGCGCTCGATTCGCCAGATATCGAGCTCGAGCTTGACCATGTTGGGCTCGTCGCCCTGGTAGTTGTGATCTTCGTCGTCGATGCTGCACGCGCGGAGCACGTCGGTCGTCGTCGGCTGGTTCTCCTCGGCCATGGAGACGACGATGTCGAATTCCTTTTCCATCCAGCCGGTGCCATCGGCCGAGAGCGTCTCGATCAGGCGATCGGCCTCGCTGCGAAGCAGCTCGATCGAACCGCTTGCTTCGTAGATCCCGCGCGTGCGGCCCACGGGCTCGGCGCGCGTGCCGTACGCCTTCTTCCGCTTCTTGGTGTGCTTGTAGGAAACGGCTTTGATCCCGACGTAGGCCTCGTACGCGATGAAGACGCGGATCGAGGTGAAGTCGAAGACGTTGCCGTTCACCCGGGGGTAGAGAAGCGCCATCGATCAGGCTCCCGCGCTCGGGGTCGCGTTGGGACTCGTCGCCACGAGCGGCGAGAAGCCGATCTCCCAATCGATGAACGAGGCGTAGCCCTTGGGCCGCACCCGGAACTTTCCCGAGAGCGTGCTCGAGGTCTCGACGTCGGCGGTGCGATTGACGGCGGAACTCGCCGCGGAGGCGGCGCCCGTGTCCAGTAGCGCGGCACGAAGGTCGCGCTGCAGATCGGCGTCGATCGTGTTTGCTTGCACGTCGGTCAGCGAGCCGTCGGCCTTGACCTCGAGATCCCGGTTGAGCCATCGCAGCAGCGCGACGCGGCCGACCTTGCTGGTCCGGTCGATGACGCGGCAGCGCTGATGCTCGGAGTAGTCAGAGGTCGCCGCCGCCATCGTCGGCCCGCGCGAGATGTAGAAGCCCGGGAGGCCGACGTGCGCGCGCAGGGTGACGAAGCGGCCGTCGTCGAGTGCGGTAGGATCTTCGGTGTAGAGCCGCGATACGGACGACGGGAGCGGCCCGCGTGCGACCATGCCGGGGTGCTCTTGGATCGCGATGGTCGCGACGCGCGGCGCGTACGACCAGCCGACGGGACGCTTGTAGCGGCGGCCGTCGATGGGCGAGCCAAGGTCGTGATACCCGCCGCCGACGAGGACGCCCGCGTCGGCGAACGTCGCGAACGCCGCCGCGAGCACGTCGTCGCCGACGTCGGGCGCATCGACGAGCGCGCGCGCGTACCGAAAGCGCCGATTGAGCGATTGCATGATGCCGCCGGCCGCGCCCGCGAGGGCGAGCACGGCAGCGGTGCGCGCTCCGTCGTCGGCGCCGACCGTGCCGCCGATGATGTGCAAGAGCCCCCACTCGCGCGCGTCCGCAAGCAAGGCGGCCTGGGCCTTCACCAGTGCGAGCGGCGAGAAGGTCGGCGCGGTGCAGTCGCACTCGAACGAGTCGCCGGCGTTGTAGGTGCCGGCGTCAAAGCTGACGGTGAGGCCGGCGCCTACGATCGGAAACTTCGCGGCCGTGATGACGGGCGGCGAGTAGGTATTGCCGCCGTCGAGGGAGTAGCTCCACGTCGCGGCGCCGAGTGCGCCGCCGCGGATGATGATCCCGCGAAGCTGCACGTCGTCGACCGGCGTGCCGCTGACGCTCACGCCCGGGCTCGTCCACGTCGCCCGCAGCGTGCCGATCGTCGAATCGAGATCGGGCTTCACGCTGAGCGTGTAGACCTGCCCGACCACGTCAAGCTCGGTCGCCGCCGCATGCGCGAGCGGGCCGCCGCCGAGCGCGCGCGTCATCGCGGCGGGATCGGTCCAGCTCTGGAGCTTGTACGGCTCGCCCGAGACGGAGACGCCGACGAGGCAATTGACCGCGTCGGTCGCAGCGGGTGTGATGCCCAGCGCGCCATCGGTGCGCGCGAGCCGAATGCCGGGAAGGGTCATCGCGATTGACCTACTTGTCGGGCGGTACGAGGACGCCGTCGCCGTCGCGTTCGCCGCTGGTGTCGAAGGCGGCGTTGCGAAGGCGCACGGTGCGGCGCACGCGATCGGTGATCGGCTTGCCGAGCGCGATCGGGATCTCGGCCTCGGGGAGCGGGATGTGCAGGCAAAGCGTCTGCGTGCAGACCCAGCCGAGCGCCGAGTCCGCGTGCGGCGCCCAGGTGGCGGACTTCAGCTCGTAGGTAATCGAGATGGCCCGCCGAAAGACAGTGACGAGGGCTTGGCGCATGCGCCACGCGGCGGCGTAGTCACGCGCCCAGCAATGGATCTCGAAGTGTTGGAGGAGCGCGCCGTAGCTCTTCGGATTGGCGCCGATCCAGACCTCGCGATCGAAGTCGTCGATCGTGGGCACCCAGACATACCGCGGCGGCGCATCGTGCCGTGCGAGCGCGTGGTGGCCGAAGTGCGAGGGGGCGACGGTCGCGAGTGCGGCCGAGACCGCCGCGAACTGCTCGAGCGGCGCGGCGTCGCTCGTCATCGTGCTCGGCTTCCGACCGCGTCCTCGAAGGCACGCTCCACGATCCTCGTCATCGCATCACGCCACTTCCGAGGAAGCGAGCGCTTGGGGAGGATGCGTCTTGCGGGCAATCGCCAGCGGTCGCGCTCGAGATCGTCGACGAGGGCGTCGACGAGCCCCCGGACCTGATCGCGCGTCGGCCGGCCGCCGTAGCGCTCGCGCGCGACACGGCGCGCGACGGCCTCGGTGCGCGCCATGCGCCGGAGTGCATCGCGCGAGATCGGCTTGCCGCCTTGCTTCGGGCGATGCCGTGCGCCGGCTTGGTTGGCGGCGAGGTAGTTGGTCTCGCCGCGCATTCGATCGGGAATGACAATGCGGAAGCCCGCGCCGCCGACGACGAGATGGATCCCACGTCCTACGTTGCCGAGCGCGGGCTGCCCGTCGGCGCGCAGTGGCCAGGGGCGGCCAGTCGGTGCGGAGCGTGCGGCGATCGAGTGCTTGGCGAGCGCGAAGCTTTCGGTGCCCATCCCTTGTGCGGCCTCTCGGATGAAGCGCCCGCTCGCGAGTAGCGAGAGCCCCTCGGTTTTTGCCGCAAGCTTCTTGAAGTCACCACGGAAGCCCACGCCGGCCCCATCCGCGCCCGCGCTCGGTCGCGACCACCGGCGCGCTCTCCTCGAGGCGCGGCGACGAGTCTTCGAAGCCGGGGCCGCCGTGGAGCGCGATCCGCTCGAGCGTGCCCATGGCTTCGTCTCGTCGGTCGCGCCAAATCGCGTTGCCCGGACCCTCGGGGTTGAACCCGACGACGGACGAGACGAGGTCCCAGGCGGCGAGCTGCGCCACCGCGATCGAGAGCGAGCCGCCCCAGCGCTTGAGAGGCAGCTTGTAGAATCGCGCGACGAAGTCCTCGGCGAACGACGACCGCAGCAGGAGAGCGCGCGCGACGGCGGCGGGGTCGATGCTGGCGAGAAGCTCCGCCGAGAGCCCGACGGTCGCGAGTTCGTCGGGGTCAGCGTAGACCGTCATCGGAGGGCTTCGAGCACTTGGGTTGCCTCACGCGCGGAGAGCCCCGCGCAGTCGACCAGCTCGTCGACGTCCGCGCCGTCGAGGTCTTCGCGCGCGGTGTAGCCAGCGCGCGCGAGCTGCGCTGCGTGCGGCAGCTCCGCCGGCAGCGGCGCGCCCGGCAGCGCGTCGTGAATGGCGCGCACCGCGAGCGCGAGGCCGGCGGGATCTTGCACGAGGGCGAGCCGGTAGAGCGAGAGGTAGGCGCGGCGGACGCTGCTCGCCTCGTCGTCTCGCACTACGGCAGTTCCGACACATCAACGCGGTAGTCGATCACGTACGCGGCCTTCGCGTTTCGTCCCTCATGCCTTCCGAGGAAGACGCCTGCCCGCTCCGGCGAGATGACGCCCGTCCCGGCCTCTGGGATTTCGTAAACGGCGACGTTCGTCGTGTATCTGCCACCGACCACGCAGGAGAGCGTGTCTCGGCGACTGAGCCCCTCGAACGTGTGGCTCCAGTAAGTCGGGATGCTCACGCCGCCCTCCACGCGCTGGGGAGCGAACAGCGGCGACGGCATCCCGGCTTCGTGCGTCGCGCTTCCATTGATCGTGCAAGTCACCTTCGGGGACCAGTCCGCCTTACTGAGCAGCGGAAGATCATAGGACCCATCGTTCGTCACCGTCAGCGCGGTTATGCTCACACGAACGTTGAAGGCCGGCGCCCAGGGGATTGCCTCGCGGCTTATCGTCGACCCGGGAATCCCGCGGTACTCCACAAAGATGGGGACCGGCGTAGCTGAGGGCCGAAAGCTCCTGCGAACCTCTTCCTCGTTGTGCGCGTACACCGCTTCTTCGACCCCGCCATTGGTGGGGACGACCCGCTCGCGGTGATCTGGAAATCAAGGCTCCGCTGCGCCGCAAACTTCTTGATGCTGAGGCCCCACTGCGGGAGCTGCAACTTCAAGCCAGCGTGGAAAGCGTCCTCCGAGCCTGAGAGGACGGCCTCATAGAGGTGGCCATAATAAATCTTCGATAGATAGGCGACGGCGCCGCCTGGAGGCGCCCGGCCGGGCGAGCGATCGTCGAGCGTATCGACGTATTCGACGTTGAAGGCGCGGTACGCAGCGAAGCGGCGAGCGTGGTCCGATCCCAGTCCGCCCGACACGGCGCCCCAAGCTCGCGCATTCGCGCCAAGCTCGAAGGAGTCCTGCATGTAGTGAACTCGGACATCCACCTGGTCGACGCGCTCACGGTGAACCGGAGCCGCTGGGAACAGCGTCGCACCAGCCGGACCGGCGAAGCCTGCAAACCTCACGTCGATCGGCGTACCGAGGTAGGTGTAATCGATTCCGGGAGGCGCCGATGCGACAAGCGGCGCGAATGGCGCGGGCCCGCTGGGGAATGCAGCCGGCGCAGCGGGCGGAGCGACGGCGAGGGACGGCTCGACGCGATGCCGAGCACCGCAACCGAGACCGATGCATGACGCCAGTGCGTAGACCGCGATTCGAGCCATCGTCAGCAGTCTAGCCCTGAACGAGCGCGCTCGCCGCACAGCCGCGAGTCGAGCGGCTAGAACGTCCGCAGCTGCACGACGCCCGGCCGCGAGAAGCCCGGCAGGTGTCGATAGCGGTAGCCGACCCAATAGACGTGGGTCGCAACGATGGTGCTATCGGTCAGCGGATCGCGGAGGGTCTCGGGCATGTTCCCCGCGTTGAACCAATAGGCCATCGCGTTCTTCTTCAAGAGGAGCGACGTGTAGACGGGCCGCGGTCCGGTCGTATCGAGCGGCAGCCGGTCGGAGACGAAGGTCGGCACGCCGAGGAACTGCGGAAGCTCGCCGTCGCGCGCGGAGTCGATGAGGAGCGGGCGGCCGAAGCCGTCCTTGAGCGCGTACATTTGGCCGAGGACGTTGGAATGGACGGCGAGCCCGACGATGTCGCGCTGCTCGTCGCCGAATCCGAGCTTGGCTTGGACGAAGGCATCGTAGCTGAGCCCACCGCCGCCCTTCGGCGCGCCGACCGTGACGTCGACGAGCTGCGAGGGCGGCAAGTCGGTCGGATCACTCGCGATCTCGATGAGCGCGCGATCGGCGCGCCGTGCGACCAGCTCGACGAGCTGGCGCGCGGCCTCGCCGTACGGATCGGCGTACGCGGCGGCAAGCTGCGTCCACGTGGTCATCTGGAACGCCTTGCCCGAGTGCTGCACGTGCGCGTCTTGCTCGGTCATCCCGAGCTTTTGCGGCACGAGCGGCACGCCCTCGGCGACGTCTTCCAGCTCGCCGAAGATCCCGAAGTACGGCACCTTCACGGTGTCGCCGCCGCGCTTCTCGTTGGGCAGCGTCGGCTGCACGGTCGCGGCGCCGGTCGCGCCCATGATCTTCATGCCCGCGAAGGCACCGGCCATCGCATCGAGCAGGATTTCGGGGATGATCATGTCCCCGCGACGAATCGGATCGGGCATCGCGCCTCTCTATTGAATAGTTATGGAATGAGCAGTCAGGCCGCTGCAACGAGCCGCGCCGGCGGCCCCGTGAGGTAATCCACCCATCGCTCGATCGCCTCACCCACGAACCGCTCGAGACGCTCGAGCCCCTCGTCCGCATCGCACCCCGAGAGCAGCGCGCTCCCCGTCCGCACGATGTCCTCGATGCGATCGGTCTCGGCCTTCCAAGCGTCCGGCGCCCACTCGATCGCCGGGCTCACCACGCACGGCACGCCCTCGGCGACCGCGTCGGCGACCGTGACGTTGAAGGTCTCGGTCATCGACGGGGCGATGCAGAGATCCATCGTGGCCGCGGTGCGCCGGAAGCTTGCCCAATCATGCCAGGGCGCTTCGACGAGCTTCGCCCACGGGAGCCCCGCGAACATCCGCCGCAGCGAATCGAGGACGGCTGCGCCGCCCATCGTGTCGGTGTCGACCGACACCCACAGCTCGAGATCGACGTTCCGCTTTCGCGCCAACATCAGCGCCGCCGCGGCCGCCGTCGTGTGATTCTTCAGCAATCGAAGCGCGCCGAAGCTGCCGACGCGGAGGATGCGATCGCGATGCTCGGCGTCGCGCTTTCGGCGCACGCGCTCGAAGTCGTAGAGGTTGGGCAGGTAGAGCGCGTGGCCGTGATAGGCGATCTCGAAGAAGCGCTTGAGCGAACGGCTGTTGGTCGCGACGGTGAGGTTGAGGACGTTTTCGGAGAGCACGAGCAGCTCGCGCAGGAGCGAGATCGCGCCGGGCTCGACTTGGAGAAAGCCGATCTGCGAGTGGCTCCGCACGATGAAGTGCACGCGCGGGAAGGCGTGGAGGATCTCCGCCATCGCATCGCGCCCGATCCAGGGCGCTTCGATGAGGCAATGCGTGGCCTCGGGATGGGCCCGGAGCTGCGCGTCGACGTCGACGACCTCGGCGACGCGCGCCGCCTCGACGGCAACGCCGGCGCGCCGGAGCACGCGCACCGTATGGAGCGCCGAGACGCCGAGCCCGATGTTGCTCGCGGCCGAGGGCGCCGCGGTCGCGCGGTAGAGCACCAGGAGCTTCGCGGCGCTGGTCATCGGCGCCCCGCAGCGCTCGCGCGCGCCATGTGCTCGGAATAGAGCGCTTGGTACTTCGCCGGATCGACGAGGGCGAGCCGGTGGCGCTCCATCCGCGGGAGATCCTCCCACCGTGCGAAGGCTGCGCCGGCGGCGCGCTCGGGCTCGGCCGGTGCCGCGGCGAGCGGCCCGATCGGAGCGGCGGCGGCGGCGAACGCGCGTAGCGAGGCCAGCTCGACCGATCCCGCCCATGCCTCCATCGCCGGGGTGATCTTCTTCTCGCTGCGAAGCCGCTCGACGAGCCCGGCGCGCTCGCGCGCGTCGGCTTCGGTGCGCGCGGACTTGAGCTCGGCCTCGAGCGCGGGGAGCCGCTCGGCCGCCGCGCGCCAGGAGTTCACGACGCCGAGCGCTTCGGTCGGTGCGTTCGCGCCGGTGAGCCGCACGACGTCGGCGAGCGCCGCGGCGCGCGCCATGACCTCGCCTTCGCTTGCGTCGTCGCGCAGCCCGAGTGCGAGCGCGATCCCCTTCATCGTCATCTTCGATCCTCTTCCTGCCGCGAGCGCCATGGCGCGCACGGCGTGGGGGTCGGCCGGAATCGGCACGACCGAGACCTCGAGAAGCTCCGCGCGCGAGAACACCGGCACCTCCTCGCCGTCGCGAAGCTCGATCCGCATGTCGAGTGCGGAGAAACCCACCGAGACCGCGTGGAGCATGTCCTCGGCGAAGAGCCGCCGGACTTGCTCGGCGAGCGGGTTGGCCTCCGCCGACGCGAACCGGAGCGACATGCAGAGCGCCCCGTCCTCGACGCGCACGGCCTCGGCGCGGCCGATGGGCAGCGAGCGGGCCGCGTCGGGCGCATCCCAAGCGTGGTCGTACAAGACGACGGGGTTGGCTCGGTACCGGCCGAGATCCCAGCCCGCTTGATCGATGACGTAGCCGTAGACGTTGCGGCTGCCGGTGCTCGCGACGACGTCGACCGTGCGATCGTCGCCGGCGCCGAGCACCCGCACCGCCGCGGCGAGGCGGAGGCGGTCTTTCATGGGCTCCCTACGCGGCCGAGCGCTTCGTGTCGGGCGGCGCGTCCTCACTGCTCGGCGGCGACTCGCTCGCGGGCGGCGCGTCGGAGCCGGGGGCGCCGGCGTCGTCCTCGGGCGGAGCGGCGCCCGGCGGCGCGTTCGCGGCCGCGGGCGCGGGAAGCGGCGGAAGCAGCGGGATCCCAAACCGCGCGCCGAGCGCTTCGACGTCCACCCTAAGCCCCGCCTGCTGCAGCGTCGCCACCCCCTGCGCGACCATCTGAATCACGCTCGCCGACTCCTTCAAATCCTCGCTCGGCGCCGTCTCCCATCGAGGCCACGGAGCGAGCTCCGCATCTCCAAAGTTGTAGAGCGCCCACCACGTGAGCGCCTGATCGTGGACGAGCGTTGAAGTGGTCTCTTCGTCGAAGCGGACCTTCACCAGCGCAACGTTCTCATGCACCGACGCCGCCGCGCGCGAGCCCGCGTTGACCTCGGTGGTGAGATTCTGCCCGAGCAACGTGACCGCCGCGGCGTTGTCGCAGGCCGCAATTTGCGCCTGAAACGTCTCCCACGTCTTCGCCGTTGCCTCCAGCAGCTTCAGCGCGAAGCCCTTGGGCAACGCGATCGCCGCGTTGCGCGCCATCGACTGGAGGTCGGACGCGACTTGCTTGCGCTGCTCCTCGCTCCCATCGGCACCCTCGGCGACGAGGATGCCCTGACCGTGTCGCTCGGAGTAGAAGCCCCAATCTTGAATCGCATACTGCTTGAGCAGCGACCACCGCGAGAGCGCGCGATACGCACCGTGAACCCACGGGCGGAGCGATCCATAGGGCGTGTATACAATCCACTTTCCATCGCCCGGAGCGATCGTGATCTCCTCGGTCGTCCCGCTCTCGCGCGCGACGAGCAGTCGCCACGAACGCGACGGCCAATCCCAACGCAGAAAACGACACGAGCGGGTGCGGATGCGCGGGACGATGCGATCGCCTTTCGGCGTCCACTCGATCTCCGCGATGCCCACGTCGAGCATCAGCGCCCACGCGCGAAGGAGCTTCAGCTCTTCTTCGGGGAACGCCGCGAAGAAGTCCTCCTCCACTTCGAGCGCCTTGATCGCGCGCTTCTTCAGCCGACCGATGCCCGCCTCGAAGGAGAGATCGAGACCGAGCAGGGCCTCGGTGCGCTGGTCGACGACGGTCTTAATGCGATCGTCAGCGAGCATCTGCTCGCACAGCTCCGCGGCGAGACGGAGGTAGCCGCCGTCGGCGAGGATTTCAGCGGAGCGGAGGAGCTCGGGGCTCCAGAGGGAGTAGGCGCGGGAGGGGGGCTCGTGCAACATTCGACAGCACGCACGAATTCAAAGCGATGGAGACGGGAGATGAGTTCGCGAGGTGAGGTACGGGCAGAGCTGCTGCGCTTCCTTACGGATGATTCGGAATCCGGCGTTATTGCGCTGACCGGACAGTGGGGGACCGGCAAGACCCACCTCTGGCGAGAACTCGCACCGCTCGTGGTGCCGGC